GGCAGTACCCTGTTGTCTCCTAGCTTGAGCTTGCGCCATGTGGGCATACCAATCCTGCATACCTCTTTCATCATGCTCCGCGCCCCTACCAGCAAAGTCCGGATCACCTTTAATGGTGGTCGTTTTAGTCGTTGCTACTTCAGGGTCTAAAGATTCTTTTATAACTGTGGTTGTTTCAGTATCCGGCATTGAATCCAGACGGTCTTCAGCACCACCCATGCTGGTGAGCAACCCTCCCCATGTTTCAGGGGGCGGTGGTTGTTTCTGATCCATCCACGCTGGTCTTCCACCAAAGTGTGCGAACTGAGGTTCACCATATGGGCCGGGGCGTGAAGGTTGCATCCGGATACCCGGATACTTGTTACGCTGTAGCATTAACCACTGCTGGTAGGTCATCGGCCCCTTCTCTTCAGGTTGGTCGGGCCATAAGAAATTCCCGGAGGTGCTACCTGATATAGCCCTGCCTGTTTTAGTGTGTCATCACCGAACTTACCACCCCTCAAATTAGCTCTTGGTCTGGGCATCGCTGATGAAGCGGCGAACCCCCAGAACTCTTTGTCGAGGTCTTGGGTAAAGTTATCAAACATAGAACCTAAATTAAAATTCATTATCCCATCCCCATTAATAAGGCTGAACCTAAGCTACCTAACATACTGCCCATTCCACCACCTTGTCTTGATGTTCCACCGTAGTTTCCACGCACCATGTTCGCAAAGTTTTGCAGGTGCTGTTGAGGAGCATTCGCGTAGTAGTTCCAGCGTTGCATATCAGCATCTATTCCCCTCTGTCGTTGGTCTTGCATCTGCTGACCCACGTTCCCCATTGCTCCGTACATCTGGAGTGGGGCTGACATTATGGAGGGGTACATCTGGCCGTACTGAACTGCTCTGTCCTGAGCACCACTGTAAGCATCGCCGTACATATCCGCGGCCCTGTTGACAAGGCTGGTGTTTACAGCGTTAGATATTCCCTTCTGCAACTCACCGAATTGTCGAGAGCTAGCACCGGGGCCACCCTGTTGACCAGACATCATAGCACCCTGCCTTAGCTTAGGCATGATATTACTCTGGAGATTAGACGTAACCTGATTAGCCATGTTGCTGATCAAGGGGTTGAATACCTCAGTATTCACGCCACCGGATAGACCACCTATCAGAGCTTTCTCAGCCGCCGCCTGTTGAGCACCAGTTCGTGGACCCATACCATAACGCATGGTGTTGGACCAAGCCTGTTGCGTAGGACCACTGGGTCCAGCTACAGTCTGACCGAAATCTCCGTAGTGTCTTGCCGGGCCTTGACTCCACAGACCCTGCGACCTATCAAAAATATCTTTGAGATGCCTTTGCTGCGGTCCCCACGGGGCATTCGTTGTTTTTGTTCCACTAGACATACATTATCTCCCGTGATAACCACCGCCAGTTTCTCTACCGCCGACTTCACCACCGTAACCTCCTTCTGGACCCTCTACATCAATTTCTGGCCCACCTAAGAATCCCATGCCACCACCCCAGTTTTCTAGGGCGGCCATCGCTTGGGCCTCTTGGGCAGCCGCAGCCTGTGCCGCGGCATTTGCCGCCGCTAGACCTGAAGCACTTCCAAACGGGTCATTAGGAGTGTTGAAATCGTTAAAAGATGCACCGGGAGGTCCGGCAGCTTGCGCATTAGGAGCAGAGAAATCTCCCCACCCTGCACCCGGAGGACCAGCCGCCTGAGTATTCGGAGCAGAGAAGTCACCCCACGATGCGCCGGGAGGTCCGGCTGCCTGTGTATTGGGTGCTGAAAAGTCACCCCATGAGGCACCGGGAGGTCCGGCAGCTTGAGTATTAGGGGCAGAGAAATCTCCCCATGAAGCCCCCGGAGGTCCGCCCCAATTTATAGTAGCACCGGGCATTACTCCAGCTTGAGTATCTTGAGTTGGGCCAGACGGTGTGTTTTGACCAGAGTAACCCCCCGCACCGTATTTTCCTTGAGTTCCAGCCCCAACACTCCTTGTGACATCCATATCAGCTTCAGCCATGATAGCTCTGGCTCTTTGTTCTTCTGCTGAGTCCGCCCCCATCCATCCAAGAATTGTATTTCCTATGCCAAGAGAATCATTTATGTATCCTCCTGTAGGATTGCCAGCGGCATCATATTCCCTACCAGCACCATCATAGCTAGTACCCTCAGCACCAACCCAGTTATCATCCTGATCGTACATTTCTGTATGGTGTGTTCTTCCAGACTCTAAATCCTTCCATTTGTCAGAACCTTCTCTAACGCCGGGGTATTTACTTCCACCACCTCCACCGCCGCCGCCACCACCACCGCCGGGAGGCCAGCCGGGGAACATACCGGGAGGAAATCCACCACCGCCACCACCAAAGCCACCACCCCAGCCGCTTCCGCCGCCAGAGCCATAACCATAGGGGTTCATGTTGTAGTGCATTCCGCCACCTTCAGCTAACTGAAAGTTGGATGGCATAAACCTAGACCAATCCTGCGGGGGTCTATTTAACATTTGTCCGTAATATTCTGGACCGGCGAACGATGGAGTCGCATTGCTCATCATTCCGGGGTACTGGGCATACTGACCCATCCCCATTCCGCCCGGACGCCTTCGTCTTCGTCTTGGTAAAGATGCCATAATTATCTCCTAAGCCATTGTGTCCCAGCCCATATTACCCCATCGGCCGCTGGGTGAGCTTAATAAACCGTGTAGTTGTGGTGACCATTGACCACCACCCTGTTGTATTGCCTGTCTTGCCCTACCCATTTTACCGCGATCCGCAAAACTCTTAGCTCTCATGAATTGGTCTTCTGAGAATCCTTGTCCCAAGCCAGCCCAATCACCAAAGCCACCCTGCATACCACCGCGAGGGGGTGGAGGAGGTCCGGGCCGGTACGGGACTGGTCGGTTCGGGTCGCCTTGCCCACCACCTATTACGCCCATACCGGGGGAATGACCCAAGCCACCACCGGGGTTAGCCGAAAACCCCGGACCGCCGACTCTCTGCCATCCCGGAGGAGGCTGGTAACCACCATGAGATGCGGTCCATGTTTGACCTGTGGTCGGGTTTATAAATTCCTCTAAGGCCATTGTCGATGGGCCGCCACCATGTGTAAATCCGGGTGGGGCGGGACCATTCCACGATCCACCACCTTGCCCACCGCCCATTCCGGGACGAGTCATGTACCCTGACCCGCCCATTTCTGGGTCGTCGGGGCCGCCGGTAATATAGCCCGGACTGGCGAATCGAGGCGGTCCACCACCCCATCCACCACCACCGGGCATACCCACACCAAAAGTTGGCTGCCCAATAGGCCCACCACCTTCAAATTGTGGCGATCCTTCTGGTATCCATGAATCGTTTGATGTGTATGTACCTATAGGCTTCATGCCGCCTTGTCCACCTGCGCCCATTCCTCCGCCCATTGGCGGGTACTGCTGATTCATTCCACCTGACATTATTGCATCCTCGATTTTAAGTCTTTAGTATATACAATGTAAGTGTCATTCCAATCCGGCAATAACTTCTTCCATCCCTTTCTACCCCACAGTTCCAGAGCACTACACTCCATCTTTAAAGCAAACACTTCCAAGTTTTCCTGAAAGTATTTTATCTCTTCAAAACTTTCTCCCGCTAGTGAGATCACTCGCAGGATTTTTTTCTGTGGGTAGTCAATGATCTGTGTTACCATCACAGAATGAACCTCGTTATCTTTGGTGAATATCCATAGTTGCATATCGCCATGAGTCAGCGGTTCTAAGAAATCTTCAGAATTTAATTCACCCTCTGTATGTTCTTGAACTCTGTCAAGAAATGGGTGGACCTTATCCCAAACATAAGCTACATCTTCCGGCATTACTAAATGCCCCTTTACAGTCATAGTTTTTCCCAAGCTGGGGAGGCATCATCTATGTAAACATATATGCCACGACCAGACCCCGGATTCCAATTCGTTCCATCAGCATATCTAATATCACCATCCCTTGCTTTAGACGGCTCTACATTAGTTTGTTCTAACCTCAGCGTATCAATATTAAATATAATATCCCCTACCCTATTTAACTCGTTAAAGAGGTAATCGGGTAGTTGTTCAGGGGATACGGGTGCTGGATTTGGCGACCACCTGTTTACCGACTTTACATCTTTAGGTGAGTATGCCATTAGTATGACCTGCCTCCGCGCTTCCCTCTTGGTTGTACCTCAAAAGCTAAACTATGTAGTTTCCAATCAAAGTCGCCGGCAGATTCTATCTTCACACCAAAGAACTTACCAGTAACTCTACAAGAAACTTTTGATTGGCTATTGGGGTTAAACAAAATTGGGCCTTCCCAAGTGATGGCTTCTTCTGTAGCCATCTGGTGACCAACATATACATTTACTGAGTTGCCTCCCGAAACCTCTATCTCCGGATATACTGCCGATACGAATTTTATTTCAGAAGGACTCTCAAGATCGTACCCGGTACGCTCAACGTATGAGGTCATGTTAGCCGTATCTTTTTTGTTTCCGGAATTATCCCTAAATATTTTCGTATTAGTAACATCGGCAAATACAAGATTCTCTGCAACATTATCATAGTTGCCAGTACCCCATGCTCCAGAACCGGTGTTCCAAGTTCCAGCAACGGTTGTCCAAGTGGTTCCGGCTGATATTGATACAATTCCAGAACTAATGTGGGAGGTATCTGGCAAATCTCTTAAACTAAATGTCCCAGTTCTCCAATTCCATATTACAGCCTTATTCACCTCATCTGAACTACCGGATGGGTAACAGGCTAACATCTCATTTCTTACATAATCAGGAGCGACAAAGCATTTCTTATAGTTATCGCTAGCACCATTTAAGTCTTCAAATACTGTACGCCTTAACTTCTCCGGCAGGAGCGCTGTTACCTTCTGACCATTACAAATATAGAAGTCAGAGTTCCCAATGAAGAAATGCCCATTCTCATATTCCGCTAGGGCGTTTTTGGTCAGACATCCTATTGTTGGAGACAATAATTTAAATGAGAATATGTATGGTGTTCCTACATAGTTCATTATGTATATGGAATCGTTCTTGTAAATCAGGAAAGAATCCCCAAACGCCATACCATCAACTATATCCCCCGGCGTGTCTGCCAACTGGTACTCACCAGCATCCAGTTTATAATCCGTTTCCAGCCATGTCGAGGGCGGTTGTCCAAAGGCGGCTTCAGTTGACCACTTAACCAATCTTGTTTCTTCTATGGAACTTCTTGACCAGTTTAGTCCAACAAGGAATGTTCTGAAAGACCTTATAACTTTGCAGCTTGTTCCAGACGGCCAACTTCTAAGCTCCCTAAAAGGGACTGTTAGCTCTGGTGTGGCACTTGAATTAAGTGGCCACATTTGTGCCGCATCTGATCCATTAGTGGCTACAATCAAACCGTTTAAATTAGTAGCTTGCCACCTATTAGTTTTTAGGTTAGCACTATAATCACTATCACTGGTTGCTGTTGTACTTATGGGTGTGACAGTATAACCGTTTGAATGTGGGGCGGCTGTAGTGCCACCCTGCGCCCTAGAGCAACCAGTAAGATCGTTGCTCGATTTTCCGGTGTATGATACTTCCTCATACGCATCAGCATCACCATCGTCAATAGCTTCCGATCCCATAGCTATACTTCCGCTCACCGGGAATGCGCTAGCATCCGCTAAAGTTATTGTTGCAACCGCATCATTTATACCACCGCTAAGGGTTCCGGTAGCTTGTCTAGTTACATCCGTCCATGTAGAACCATTCCAGACGGCTATGTCTGTAGCTCCGTATGCTATCCAATAATAGGTGTTAGTGTTTGTTAGATAGGGTTGAATATAGTAAGGAGGAAATGGAACTGTTGCCATGACTGCCTCATAACCAGCTACCTTCTTCACTCCATTATCAAGAAACCTAACATTATTCCCACCAGACCATGCATTAGGTGGAAGATTATAAGGTGGAATGTCTTGTATTATCCCTACCTGACCTACATTAGTAATAGGTACAAGTGACATTATGCTGGCGGGGTCGGCCAAGTAATATTAAATGGGTCTGGCTGGGTTGTTATATCCCTAAGAGCCTGACGATATGTTTCCCATTCTGCCTTCTTCTCGGATGTAATTGGAACATCATCAAGGCGTGTCCAATCACAAGAAAGTAGCTTCTTATCTCGGTCCCCTCTAACCACCTTCCATTGTTCAGGGTCTTCACCAGATTGAACTTCACTCCAAGTAGGCTTTTTAGATTGGTCATTAAAAACAACATTACTGTTATAGTCGTTTTCGTTGTCTATTATACCATAGATAGCAAACCCTACATCAGGAGATAAGGACCATAGAATATTACTTAATGCTACACTGTTCATTCTTCAACCTCCATAACGGACATAACTCCTGTCTGGAATGTAGTACCACCACTAGCAGCTGTAGTTGCTTTAGCCCAGATATCAAATGTATTATTACCACTTGTCCCATCAGGGCATTGTGCAGCAGTAACCTTCCAAAGATGAGAAAATCCATACCCTATCTCCGCTGAAGAAGATATACTAAACCCGTCATCTTTCATGTCTGCTATTAGTATATTAGCTGTAGAACCAGTTATCAGAGTTCCTGAAGTATCAGATAATTGAATATAAGTATACTGATGGTTACTTCCTCCATCCCATGCTGAAGTCTGATCTGCCATTCCATGAACAGTTATATATAAATTGCTTGTTGAACTAAGCTTATCATGAGTAATAGACCACGCAATATCAACATAAGAATCTGCTCTAATATAAGAACTGGTAGATTGGTTTGTTGTAGTAAACTTTAATATAGGGACGGTCGCACTGGCAGCATTAGGTAGTGTATTCTTTAGTACAGTCTTTATAAGCCGTATATGCTCATCACCCTGAGAGATATTATCCGACCCAGTAGGATTACTGGTTACCAGACCATCAATGTATGTTGCGCTTTCTAATGCCATAATTTATACCTTTGGAAATTGTGCCTTAACTGATGCTATATGGTCTTTCCATGTTGTTGTGTCGTTGACGCTATCCCAATATTGCATATCTAGTTGGTCGCCAGTGGATGCGTATGCTGTTGCTCTGTTACGGGCGTATTCTTGTGAGTC